GCGTGCTGTAACAAACCACGAATGAACGTAGTCTTGCCAGTACCTGGAGGTCCAATCAAAAGCAAGATCGATGCACTAGATTCCAAGAACGAGCTGTAGTAGCTTTCCAGTGTGCGTTCACCGAGGAATGGATACATCTCATCGATCGGCTTACGATCGTTGCGGATAGGCACTTCAATGCTGTTACCATCAGAGCTGTACATCCACTCAATAGTGTTTGTCACTTCTTCAAATTGTTCAGTAACATCATCATACCAATTAGCAACCTTATCGATATCTCCAACCAACTTCAACGAGATTGACGAAGACTGGATGCTGTAGTTGAGGTATGAGAATGATTCATCATCTACCAAGAACCCACTATCCCCAGACATCTGGACAATACGACCTGAACCACCCAACAGGAACCCTGCCCACTCAGTACGTGATGCGAGGATGGTCACTTCCTTATGGATCGTGCTGAGTTGTCGATCATTACGCTCGAATACAATCTCGCTCGTAATGTAATCGGACACATCAGATGCTCCGAGGAAAAGGTCTTTACTTGTTTGTTCCATTTTATTCTTACTCACTTCATATGATGCATACGTCCAACTTTTAAGCATACGCTTACGACCGCGGCGTCTACTGCGACGTACGGGTCTATTCGTTAATCCCATCAATCGCCGAAGCGTCAATGGGACTTCTGAAAAAGTTACACTCACAATACTCGTCCTGAATTATCCATAATGATATTATCAATGATTTTCAAAAAGTCCTCAACAGGTAAGGACCGACGTTGTTCGTATAAACGTCTCCAATCCTGTTCTTCGAGCTCGACACAAAATCGTTCGAGGTACTCGGCACGGATGTCTTCATCATCAAACTCCCAGAGTTCGACGTCGATGTAGACTTCTTTGGTTATCTCGCCGTCTTTGTCGACGCGCTCAATATCTTCTTGATCAATTTCGACCCATACAGTCTTTTCGAGTGTAGCGTAAGTCACATCAATGCCTCTTCCATTTGTTCAAATACAGACACGCGTTCCAATTTACCTGGCTTCTCAATTCGCAATTCAGCAAATGGCCACACGTTGTCATATACACGCACCACAACATCGAAGTTGGGCAGTTGACAGTCGACAACTGCAACACGACCATCGGCCAATGTCACATCGTAACCAGAGAAGAAGTATTTTGTTTTCTTAGCCATTTAATGGGTGTCCAGCTGTGTTGTATAACTCTTGAATAGAATCTTCAATTCGACTAAGAGCTTTTACAGGATCCGCATCATACTTCCGCACATCGCGAATGTATTGTTCAATCTCTGTAATCGTCGTATACAGATGGCCAGCGTTGTAGGCGCACCAAATGTTATATTGATCTTCGGGGAGGGAGAATTCGAGTACAATTTTCATAGGGAATGAACCCGGCGCTTGGCCGGGTTGAGTTGTCACTTCTTGAAGACGCGAGTGACGTAGTATTGAGCGTTGGCGAGCGTGATGCCCAGCTCAGCTTGAATCAGGCGAGCAATGTCGCTAGACTTCTTATCCTTATTAGCCTCAAAGATTTCAAAAGCTTTGGCTTTCTTATCGTTGGTCTTAGGAGCAGCGGTTGCAGTCATGTCAATTCCTTCATAATATAGATTTCACTTATCCCTCAGATGGGATGTAGGAATTGTACCATGTCCAACTTAATCGATCAACATGGGGTTGTACGATAGTGGAGGATTAGCATCGTGGTATTCTTGGAACAACTTACGAACCTTAGAGCGATATGGAAGTGTTGGTTTTACAAACAACAATCCTGGCTCACCATGTTCAGCAACTGACATTATAATCGCTAATTGAGGAATGACCAACTTTCCTTGGTACATTTCTTCTAGCATCATGGCATATGTCGTAGCTTGGATAAAGTAGTCCTCAATGTCGGCTTCCTTCTTGACTTTAGATGAAGTCTTAAAGTCGACGATCGTATTGAGACCTTGAAACTGACAGTACATATCAGTACGACCAGCAGTCTTCAACTCATGTGAGAACAAAGCGATTTCATTCGCATAGATTGTTCCGACATTCTCATCAATCAGTGGCTTGATCTTTGTGAACATCTCGACAATGTTCGGCATCATGCCACGCTTATAATGGGGATTGTTTAGAGTGTATTGTTCGCAGATCGTATGAAGATCTGTACCTCGAGCAGAGGCACGGCGAGAGACCTTAGCGGCCTCTGCCTCACCCACACGCTTCTTCCAAGCTTCAATGTATGCTTTCTTGGTAGAAGACGTGACGGTGGTTACAGACGGGTAGATGCTCCCGTCTGGTGTTTTATAGTATCGCTTACCATCGATCGAAACGGATTCCAGATCGATGATGTCAAGTTCTTCACGACGAAAGCGATTTTCCAGTTGTGTCTTCATAGTCTAGTTTTGCCATAATATATTCACGTACGAGCGAACTACGTACAATGTCTTCCACCTTGAATTCAATCTTAGTGAAAGCGTTCATTCTATTCGCTACTTCAAAGAATTTCAAGATGCCAGACTTATCGGTGTTCTTTTTCAAGTCCGTCTGTCTGTAATCACCACACCAGATAATCTTCGAGCGGTAACCAACTCGAGTCATAACAGTGTCGATTTCTTCAAAGTTCAAGTTTTGCATTTCGTCAACAATGATGATAGCATCATCAAAGCTCATACCACGGATGAATGAGGTTGAAATGAATTCAATGTATCCTTGTTCGGATAATCTTTGATAGGCGTCTTTCCGATCAAAAAGGGTTTCGCAGATCTGCACATATGGTTGTTGATAAATCTCCATCTTCTCTTCGACGTCGCCAGGGAGGTGGCCCATCTCACGAGACTGTACAGCGGACCGTACAATGATGATCTTTTTAAAAGGATTCGATTTATCCAGCACTTCTTCAAGTGCCTTATATAATGCAATGAATGTTTTTCCAGTCCCTGCTACTCCATGCAAGGCTACAAAATAGTCTCCACGTTTATACGCATCAAAAAATACGCGTTGGTTTTCGGTCAATGGTTCGAAAGTATTCAAGTGATCGAGTTTGATTTTCAGCGCGTTGTGATTGTGATTCTCGCGTTTCGATTCTCGCTGCGGCTTTGCGTCATATTCCTCATAAGAAGTTACTACCTGCAAATTGTTGTTCGATCGTTTTGTCGCCATTAGAGCTCCCTTGTTATGTTAAGACAAACCTCCGGTAGTGCTTTTCCACTTGCGAACAGCTCGCTCTGTTTGTGCTTGCTTGATCGACTTAGACACATGATTATCGGCAAGGTTGGAGCCAGGATGGGCTTCGGAGATCTTAGATAAGACCTCCTTAAAACCATCGGAGACCTTACCAGTCACAGAAACACCCGACACCAGAGACGGAACACTTGAGGCATCAAAGTACCTCTCATGTTCCGGGTGTTCCTCTTTATAAAGGTCGTATTCCTTCATACTCAAGAAGATATCAAAGACCTCATTGGTCTTTGTATCTCTAAAGGAGTACATTGGCATTTATTTTGCCTTAGCTTTTGTTTGAGCGGTCTTAACGGCTGGCTTCTTAGGAGCGACCTTGGCGACAGGCTTCTTAGGAGCAGCTTTCTTAACAGCTGGCTTAGCAATTTGTTTTGTCTTCTTAGCGACAGGTGCGGCCTTAGTGATCTTTGGCTCGGTCCGCTTAACGAACGTACGCTTCTTTGATACTGTTGGCTCGAGTGTTGGAGCGATTTGCTCTGCTGGAGCTGCTTCTCTGCGCTTCATATACACTGCGCTAGTAAGAGCAATCATCTTCTGTTCAATCCATGCTCCAAATTTGGTATTCCACATTTTATAGTCCTTAATTTAGTAATAATCATATACGTCATCATCGACGTTTAACTTAGTAAAGTCTCTTTGCCGTAGTGCTCGATCAAGAGCATTATTGGCCTTCGACTCCTTGGTGGTCTTCATCTTACGATAATAATGACCACCTTCAGACTTCTCATTCAGGTCCGTCTTCTTATATTTATCTTTATGATTTTGCGTTTTCAACATTTGCAGGAACTTCCTCGATGAGACCTGGGAAAGCTTCTTTTACGAGCTTGGCAGTGATGCCTTTGTATGGCAACTTCTTATCTTTGATAGCGACTAATACTTTTGCATCTGATGGATGCACTGACTCAAGCAACTCAATGAATAACGATTCACGTCGTAGTTTAGTTAAGTTAGGGTTGCCACCTTTGATGAACAAGTATAGTCTGCGTATCTCCGCAAACAATCTCATTTCCTGAGCTGGAAATGGGCATGGCTTGTATGGTGGCTCGCCTTCTGGTAAGTCCCATACGATGTTGGGATCAAATGCATACTTTAAAATAGTATACAAGGCAGGTCCTGCATGTTGTTGCAGAACAGCAATCTTATCGGCTGCTGCTTTTTGTTCTGCTGCCTTTTCAAGTATTTGAAATATACCAAGTCTCATATTAAAACTCACCAATTCTTTCTTCTAGTGTTTTCAGTTTGTGTTCTTGAAGGTATGTGCGGAACACTTCAAGATCTTTGGGTCGCTGAGTATCATACTCCTGCAAAATAGCATTAGTGATATCATCTGGAATCATGTGGAGATCAATCAACTGCTCGTTCCGTTTAAAGTTCTTTAGTTGATCAGGGGGAAGCACTTTGGATAGATCAACGAAGCCGGCCAGATACTCGATCCGTTTAGCGGATAGTGGTTTCTGACGTTCGCCGTCCACAATGCAATTGTCGCGAGACATGATGTTGGGAATACCATCACCACGGTCGCCTTTAAGAATG